TCTGGTTTTACATCCCAGTTGTGGCGGGTCTTCATCCACTTGCACACAGCCTGCTTCATCTGATTGGTTGGCACGGAATAGCCAAGGATTGCGTCATTGATGTATTCCTTGAGGCCTTCTACAATCTCTGGAGCTGTGTGATACTCCATATCAGCAACAGAAAAAGGTGGAATACCAGGAGCTACATCAGGATTAACGTCATACATGACGTTCCATTTTCTAGAACCAGTGCCAGCGCGATTAACGCGTGATTCAAAATCGTAAGACATAGTGTCTCCATTCACGTAAGCCTGTAATCAGTGTAGCTGCTTTTAGTGTAGCTACTTTTCTTTTCCTTTGTCGTTCTTCTGATAAGAAAATCTTTGATGGCACGACGTATTTGCAATCCTTATTGCTATAATGAACGACGCTATATGTCTCCTTAGCTCAGCTGGATAGAGCGTCGGTCTTCTAAACCGCAGGTCGCGCGTTCGAATCGCGCAGGAGGCACCAAAAACCCAAGGTAGATGGCTTGCCGTCTACCTTTTTTGTTAAACTTTTTTACAAGTGCACCCTTTTTGCACCCCCTCTGCAAGCCAAATTAAAAAACGAATACCTGTTCGAATAAAAGTTTTAACTATTTAGATAGGCGATTTACCTCGATATATTCAAAAGAAGAGAATTGAAGGGGAAACATTGTTGTTAACCGTATTGAAACAACCAATAAAGAAAAGCGGTTAAATTTACCTTTACAAATTCCCAGTTAAACGGCTTGTTGTAAGGCGTTTTAAGACACGCAAATTGTGAGTTGGAGTATTTACCCATAAAAAATTAGGGCTATGCACTATACACAGCCCGTATAAAAGAGTAGATAGACCAACTCTCCCGCTCTTTTTTCCTTGGCTTAATTATACCAAATCGGCATAAAAAAAGAACCCCTCCCACACGAAGCGAGAGGGGTTGTGTGTTAGTGCAGCGAAGTCAATCGACCAGCTTCATCCGTGTCAACTTGCACCGTACTGTCAGCCTGGACAGAGCCATCTGCGTTGACTGCATAAGCGTGGTCATTGTGGACGTGAACGCCCGCAGGAAGCAGATTGCCATTCTCGGAAGCGAGGTACTTCTTGCCTTCAGCGTCAAAGATACCCGTTGCCATGCGTCCATCGTTGGCAAAGTAGTAGTCATAGCTTCCAATGTGCTGGAAGCCTGTCAGCATGGCACACTCTTGAGGTCCTTCATCTGGGCAAAGGTAGAACCAATCGGTGCCATCAAAGAACCAGCCTGTGACTGCATATCCACGAGCGTCAAAGTAATACCAGGAACCGTTGATGAATGCCCACTGGTTGTAGTAGTAAGCACTTGGACTAGTCGCATACCACCAGCCTGTGGAGTTCTTAACCCAGTGTGGCTCAAAGTTAGACTCACCCTGGGCGAGCTGCTCCCATTCTGCGTAAGTCAGCTTTGCGACATCAAGGTCAACGGTACCGCCTGCGCTTGAATACTGCCAAATTGTCCAGTCAGACCATGCGCCAGTGTTATAGATCATGTCAGGCAGCTCCCACGAGAAGCGATTGTCTGGGTAACCGGCTATCCATAGACGCGACACATCAGCGCAAGAAGCTACCTGCGAGCGTCCAGCAGGATACGTGTACACAACGGGATAAATGCCCGTTTTAGCGTAGACACGGTCAACGAACTGCCTTGCCCAAACTGTTGAGCCCCATGCGTCATTGTCACCGTTCTCCCAGTCAAGGCAGAGAAGCGCTTTGCCAATGTAGCTGGACACGCAAGCAACGAATGCGTCAGCTTCTGCTACAGGTGAACCTCCTTCAGCGTAATGGTAAACGCCAATGAGCTTTCCGTCAGCGAGAGCACGCTGAAGCTGTGCTGTCATGTAGCGGTTCATTAGCTGTGTGCCCTGAGTAGCTTTGGCAATGACAAAATCAGAACCACTGTATGCAGTCTCGACATTAGGGTGCGAGTAGCTCGCACCCAATGCCTGATAACCGCTTACATCAATGCCCCTAAGCATTGTTTACCTCTTCTTTAGTTGGCTCTTCTTTTGGCTCTTCTTTTGGCTCTGTGTTGGTTGGTTCAGCGTTGCCTGTCATGTAACTTGCAGGACGCTCAGAAGGCTGTACATAGGTCATTGCACGCGCGGAATCGCTAATGCCTTTTGTGGTTGGGTCAACCGTGCCACCGGTGCCCCCCAAGACGGCACCCACGACCGTGCCAATGAGGTAAGGGTTGCCGATGAACTTCACGAATACATCAGCCAAGCTGCCCCAAGTGGTAAGGTCAGAGTATGCCAGTCCTAGGTAGGCAAGGATTGGACTCATGACAATTCCAGCCATTCCAAGCCACCACGCGGGGTTGTGAAGACGTACTTTCCAGTTAATCATGTGAATCTCCTTAGATAAGAATTAGTGTGTACTCGCCTGTTCGAGGCGTTCTAGCCGTCCCGCCTGTGTACGGGTCACATCCTCAACTACCGCCAAGCGGGTATCGTGATGGGCAATATTCTCTTTGAGCGTTGAGATAACCTCATCTGTACGTGCCATATACGCCGCAAACGCTTTCTGGCTATCTTCAGCGTCTCCTTTGAGTTGCTTCACGCCTTCTTCAATACGCACAAGGCGCATGGCATCTTCATTGCTTGCACGCGTCATCGCTCGAGCGCCATTGATGAGAGAGACCATCATGCCAAGGAATGAGACTGTCGCAATAATCTGCTCGAAGGTTAATGGGTTCATTCCTGCCACCTCCCTACTCGAGACTCTTAGGAAGAATTGGAATAATTCCCGTGGCATAACCGCTGCTGTTGTTATAGAGGTAAATACGCTTATTACCGCCACCAGCTGCACCAATCCAAATCTTTGCGGTGTGGTCACCAGTCTCCGTGCCCATTGGGTAATACCCCTCAATGGCTGGTAGAAGATTGTCTGGCATTTCCGCCGTGGTCGTGCGTACTGAATAACCAGCCGCAAGATAACAATCTAGGTACATCATGCCGCCACGGATACAGTAACGAACACGGCACACGCCATCGTCTTGCAGGGTAGTCCAAGGGATGAACTTTAACAGCTTGATGAGATCATCAATCTTTGTGTAATTATTGCTTATGGCACGATTAGATATTTGCAGACCCTTGTTGTTGATAAGGATGTTGGTAGCTCCAATCATCGCAAGCATCTGATTACCAGCTAGCATCACAGTATCTTTTGCATTAAATCCAACATTGTCGGAACTAAGCAAGGTTCCCTTTTTCTCGCCGCCTGGAAGTCCGCTTAGAACAGTTTGGTCTGCGTCAATAACTAGCTTGTCCCCTGCAAGACTTGCCCTTTTACTTGTAAAAGATGCGTTGAGAGTCTTGCCGTCCATAAGCCAGACGCCGTCTTTGTTGACCCAGACGAATTTGTTCTGCTTATCACCTACATAAGCGCCGCGATCATCATGCGAGAAGGCATTTGATAGGTTATCAACTGCACTCTTCACCTCTACTGCCTTATTGCTTGCTTCTGTGGCCATAGTCTTTGCCTCCTTTGCTGCTGTGTTTGCGTTTGCTGCGTCTGTGGCTACATGACTCACTTCCTCTGCTGCACGCTCAGCTTTAGCCGCCACGGTATCGACCTTCTCCGCAGCTGCTGTTGCGGTAGTTGCTACGTCTGCAATCTTCTCTGTGGCTGCGTCAGCCTTCTTCTCAACCGCCGCCGCCTTTTCCTCGACTGCAGCAACCTTGATAGTTGTTGTCGCTGCGTCTTTAGCAATATTTCTGGTTGCGTTGGAGAGAGAAGTAACACGTTTTGCAATGCTTTCCTGCACGGACTCTTGTGAGCTCGTGGCTCCCTTTGTAAGTGTTGCAGTAATTGCACCAAGCTTGAATTGGGTTGCGGTTGGGTTAGTGAGGTTAATTGTGCGACCTGAACAGATCATGTAACGCTCGATACCGTGTGGCCCACTCTTGACGAATACGCGGTCTAAAAAGTCGATAGGTAGCGTTTGCTCATTGAGATTGTGCAAGTCAAACGCCGATACCTCAATAGAATCATCAAGCTTGCCGGCTGCAAGGTCAGCCACTGCCTTGTCAGCAAGTGCTTGTGGCTTGTCCAAGTCGTAGGACATAGTCTTTTCGATGAGTCCGTACTTCTCAACCGCTGCCATGTCTACGACTGCATCGCCCTGGATTGCAAAGCCAAAGGGAACGTAAGTCGTCTCAGCTGACACGTTGACCTTATGCTCATCACTGCCTTTGCCCGTCTTACCAACCGGAACAATAGCCGTGTAGATGTCTTTGCCGTCAACCTGCGTGTCGAGGTCAAGAAGGTTGCTGCCAAGCTCTACTCTCTGAGTAGCTTCTGCTGCACCCGTATCTGGTAGCCAGTCGATAATAGATCCTGTTGCGTCATATCGCACACGCAACCAACCACCGCACGCTTTTTCAAGCTTGTCGCGCATTTCTTTGAGCGTTGCGGGGCGTGTGCCTGTGCCACGTTGCAGCTTGCCATAATTCGCGCCAGCATTAACGCCAATTATGAACTTCTCGCACGCATTCATAACGTGTGCGTTATGCTGCTCGATGAACCACTCAAATAACTTGTTGGCTTCAGCAGGGGCGTTGACGTCGCACTCAATCTCGTCGGTGTCATAGGTCTTGTAAGGTCTAACAGTCGTGTCATTGAGGTACGCCATTGCGCCCTCACACGTTAGCTTCTTACTACCATCAAACTCCATAGAGATTGCTCTAACACGACCACGGAAGAGTACAATGCCAGTCTCAAACTCAAGCAACTCAACCTCTCTGTTTGGAAGCATCACCGTGTCACGAGTGAAGCTATCCCAGAGCGGGTGCGTCGGCTGGATAGTAAGAGAAAGAGTCGGAGATTGCCCCGACTCTTCCTTTAAGATACCAGCTGAGATTTGAACGTCTGTACGTGGGTCATGAAGCACACTACCTGCATACTTCAAGATGTACATTTAAGCCACCCTCTCCCACATATAGACAGCGCGATATGGTGGCATGTTGTTGTGTGGCTGGCCACCGCCGACCGCGTCAACCTGGAAGCGGTAATTGGTGTAGGTGTCCGCTGAGCGTGCTGTCCACTGTGTGCCGCCGCCATTGTCCGTGCCATAGTGCATGCTAGTGTCATGACTGTGACTTGGCATCTCGTTGATAGTTAGCGTGTGAGTATCCTCGCCGCCCGTTGAGCCAGCGGGGAACTTCTGCGACTGAGCCAGGAGAAATACACCGTTCAACGCCTGCCATGTACCACCAAGAAACGTTGATGGGTCAGTTGGCTTAGTGCTTTGGTAAATCGCACCCACTGGAAACATCGCGTCCAGTAGGTCAAAGTTCTTGGCTAAGTCCTTAATAGTCTGAGTAACATCATCTGTCACATCTGGCTTGGTAAGTCCCAGCCTTGCTGTTTTAGTACTCATTAAATGTCCTTCCACTCGAACTTGAGTGATACATCATTGCCTGGATGGTTCTCGTTATCGCCGATATACATGTTGTTTTGCCATGTACCACGAACGCTCTCCCACGTCTTGCCTGTGTAAGCCTGCCATTTAAGGCTCTTGAGCCTGTTCTGACCTGCTCTTGCAAGGTAGCTGAGTGTGAGCCCGTCAAAGCGATTCCACTTATCACCCGTGTAATCACGCCACAAGGCTGTGCCGTAATCAGGCGTAGTGTTAACGGTGATTGTGTTCTTGCCGTTGTGAAGACGTGCTGCATCGCTCGACCATACGCCGGGGCTTAAGAAGAAGCTCGTACCGTTGATGTTTACGATTGCGTTCGACTGGGTTGTAATAACCGCTAGAGCGTCATGCGCAGGACCGTCCACAACATACGATTTACCAAGCTCACCATTGAGCAAATACTCAACAATACCCTTGCTCTTGTAAGGCTCGCATACAACCTTTACTTTGAGAGCCACACCCTGCATGAACATCTTCTGAGTGTCAATTTCAAAGCGCCCGTGGTAGGTATAACCTTCATCCCAGGACAGCTTGAAGTCGTACGCTCTGCCATGTAAGAAGTTGCGCAGCTTAGTAAGAGATTGCTCAATCTCAATCCAGTCAAGAGCTGCATTTGGATAGCAAGTAAACTCGATTGTGCGCTTGCCAAAGAGTGGACGATGAGCGAACCACTCGGAGAGGTCTAGAACACCATCAGCTCCAGGAATCGTGACTTGCATTGTCTTGGGCGCGGGTGGTGTGTCAACGTAGTCTGTCATGATCATGTTGAATGTCTCACATAGCGGCGTACCATCTACGTATATCTCGAGGTTCATCGACTAGCCACCACCTTGTAAGCACCCAGGTTAGCGTCAACGTAAGGAGATACAACACCGCCAACAAGCCTTGCATCCATATAGAGCTTCATGTTCTTAAGGTCCTCACGCATGTTCCTAATCTCGGCAACAACAGCGCTCTCATGGCCAGACTCATTCATTGCGTCAACCATGTAACCTTTGATGTTATCAATTGGCAGAATTGCTTCTGGACCAGCTTCACCGCCAACCATTGGGCGTGTGCCATTCATTCCAAACATCGTTGGCTTAGTGAGAATGCCGCCCTCTGCATACCAATCAATACTGAGATGTGGCACTGATGGCGGAGCAATCGAGAATGAGCCAGAGATGTTGAAGTGTGGCAGCTTGATGTGTGGAAGCTGAATAACAAGACCGGCAAAGAAGCTCCTAATCTTGCCCGGGATGCCAGAGATAAAGCTGACCATGTTGTTGAAGTTGCTCTTAATGCCGTCACCAATCGAGTAACAGAAGTCCTTCCATGCAAGGAATGCCGCTGTACCGATTGAGAGCGCTGCTGCAATACCCGCCATGCCATTGTGAACAACTGTTGCCAATCCCTCGATAACGGGTCTCAGAGCGCCGCAAATCTCGCGGACAGTAACGCCAAAGTTAGCAGCGTCACTTCCAGCCTGTGACATATCGTCACCCATGTCCTTAAAGAGCGGGGTAACAGACTGAATGCAGGCCGTGAGGTCCTTAGAGATTTGGTCGATTACAGGCTGGAGAGCGTAGAAGACACCATTGACAGTATCAATCAAGAAGCTAAGAACGCCATTCAATCCTTCCATCGCACCACGAACCAAAGGAAGAACGCTAACACCAAGCTCCATGAGTGGCTCAACAAATGGAGTAAGTACGTTCAAAATGTTTGAGAGTAAGTCCATAAAGAACTCAAGAGCCAGCGATACCTGCTCCATGTTAGCCTTGAAGATACTATTGACTTCATCCAGGGCGCTTGTGTTCTCAATAATGTTGTTGAAGGAATCGCCAATGCCCTTAGCAAAGTCTTCAATGGAGCTTATAAGTCCCTCAAGAGAATCCGCAACGCCGTAGACATCGAATCCCGTTGTGTCGATAAAGTCACCGATTGCGACTTGATTGTCAGATAAGAAAGACTCAATAGATCCTGTCAACTTCTCTGCAACACTAGCTCCAAGGTCTTTGAGGTCTGTTGCCTTGGCTGCGCTGGTAAACGATGAGAACATACCAGACGTAATTGACTTAAAGTCTAAGCTCTCAACGACAGCGGCAAGCATATTGCCAAGTTCTTCGCCGATACCCTTTGCAACATCTGGCAGAGCCTTAAAAAGTCCCTTGGTGATTCTGACGATTGTTGGAATGAGGTTCTTAGCAACCGTTCCGATAGACTTCAGAAGCTTCTCAGACATGCCCTCGATGTCGCCGTTTGGGTCACCAAGCGCTGTAAGCCAGTTCTCCCAGGAAGCTTGCATCATCTGAATAGAGCCTTGGATGGTCTCTGCCGCTTCTTCCGCGGAGTTGCCCATGATGCCTTGTTGTTCCTGGATATCGTGGATTGCCTGGACGATGTCACCATACTTCTCAATGGTTAAGTCACCAGCACGGCCCTGCGCCTTCTCAAAGGCGTTAGCGTCTGCAATAAGACGCTCCATCTCTTGCTTTGTACCGCCATATCCAAGCTTCAAGTTGTCGAGCATGGTAAAGTTCTGCTTAGCGAAGCCTTGATATGCGTTCTGGATGTCTTGAAGGTTAGAACCAAAGATTGAAGCATTATCAGCCATGTCAGTAATTGCCATGTTGCCCGCACGAGCAGCCGCAACTACATCACCGCCAAAAGACTGCTTAAGCGCTGCGCCCATGCTGTTGAGCTGATCCATATACTGATTCATCGAAACGCCAGCAATGGCATAAGCTGCTTGAGCGTTGGCCATAACCTGACTTGACGCTTCGCCAAAAATTTTCTCTACGCCGCCAGAAAGCTGCTCAAAGTTTGCGTATGCGTCAAGTGACTGTTTGCCGATGGCAATCATGGTGGCACCGATGGCGGCAACTGCTGCCGTGACTCCAAGAGCCGCCGTCTTCATGCCGTCAAACGCCGCTGTTGCTACACCTTCATTAAAACCTTTAGTCGAGGGAATGACAGATACGTAAGCAGAACCTACTTCTGCGTTAGCCATATTCACCTCCTAATTAATGTGAGTCCCACCAATCATTAAATTGACTAATTGGGATTGGGTCCTTGCCGTAGACCTCCTCTTTGGCGCTCTCAACGCCTGGGCGTGTGAGTGGCTTTGGCTTAGGTTGCTTCTTTGTCGTATGAGCAGACGAATACATCCATGCAAGCTGGCTTATTTGGTCTGAGAGCCTTGCAAGAAGTTGAGGAACAATCTCTTGCGACTCCCAAAGCGCATAGTCGATGTCATGAGGATGTGTGGCCTTCCAAAGCGCAGAAGTCTTAGGCAAGTTCTGAATAAAAGAAAAGAGCGCCCTATAAGTAAGGCGCTCTCCAAGGTCATCTAATGTGAAGCCTGTGAGGGTCATGAGGTCATATTCAAGCTCTCCGGTATGCTTTAGGATTACCTGCGAGAGCCAAACTATTCCCCCGCTTCAACCTCACCAGCTTCAACACGCATTTTGTTCCACTCAGACATGATGGAAGACAGATCATCAATACTAAGCTTCTCAACCTCAACAACATAAGGCTTCAAGAAGCTTACGAACCACTTCACTGCTTCCATGCTAGAAGCTTCAGCATTGTCTAGAATACCAACGCGCTCAATGTCTGCGAGAGTCAACTTGAGAGGGATATGACACTCTGCACCGTCAACGGTAATATCAAGCGTCTTCTGAGAGGTTGAGAAGTTAAGCATTATCGAGTCACTACTCCATCATCGGTAAGGATATAGATACTGTTACCCTGTGCATCTGGCTGGCACTTCAGCTCGACTGGAAGCGTTACAGCTTCAGCGGACTGGAAGTTCATCTCTGATGGTGGGATAGCCTGGCCGCGAGGGACGATAATCATCATCTTCGCAGCGCCGTCCTTCAGCTTAAAGACCCACTCGCGGACCTCTGGGAGCCTTGCACCGATTGCAATCTTCATCTGAGTGCCACGGGTAGAAGTTGCAGCGGTAACGGTTACAGCGTCCTTGCCAAACGCGCGAGTCGCTGCGCGCTCAGACATCTCAAGCTCAGTGAACTTGACCGTACCATCGAACTTCTCAAGAAGCTGGCGGACATTAGCGCCGTTTGCTTCTGTGATGTCCTTAGTGGAATAGTCAGTAGAGAGCGCAATGCCATCGCTGGAGATATAGCCAGAATCCTTAAATGCAGCATTAAGAGCAGCGTTTAGGTCTGTTGGGATAGGAGTTCCAACGGGAGCGTCCAGGACAGCGCCAGTAGTAGCCTGGTCGAGAGCGCCAACAAGTACTTTGGAAGCGTCAACTGCCATAGTTAATTCCTTTCATCTTTAATATTGACTGACATAGAGAATGTGACCTGCCACACAACAAAGTCGCCTTCCTGCTTCCCATAACTAAATACGTTTGGCGTGAAGACGGCATTAATGTTTCTATCGGTTGGCGGGGTCACCTTAAGAGCAATAGCAAGCTCATGAGCAACCTGCTCAGAGCGTGCACTGCTCCTCGTCCATATTGATATGGTGTACTCAGGGGAATCATGCGGATAGTCCATCTCGCCGCCTGTACGGTCAACGAGAAGAAACTCATCTGGAGTGTTCTTCTGGACTTCGGTTGAACATGGTAAACCGATTGTGGTATGTGCCCACTTAATGACGTGCTCCATTGAGCTGAATATCATGATTACCCCCTAGCTGCCTTCTGCAGCGTGTTATGCAGAGCATTAGAGTTGATTGCGTGTACGCTTGCTGTGTGAACAACAGCATGAGCGCGGTTCTTACCGACTGTGACTTTTACGCCATAATCCTTTGCGTCATACATTGAAGCGGCACGAGCTCTTATCTTCTCTGCACTCTTACGTAAGACTTCCTGCGTCTTAGCACCAGTCAAGATTGATGTCAGCTTGTTGGCTTTATAGATCATCTTGACTGTGCCGCCCGCATTAGAAGCCGTGAACTGCCTAGCCATCTACAACTCCAAGCGGTACTAAGCAGCTCCATTTCCAACCCTTCGGAATCATCTGTTCTGGGAAGTCAACTGGAGCGCCGACAACGTTAAACCAACGTTTGCCATCTGGACTAACCTGCGCACGCCTGAGACGCTCTGCCCAACCTCGAGGAAAGTAAGCAGTCGCTGTGACTTCAACGCCTTCAGGTCTACTTACTTCCAAATCCTTTGGCTGGAATGGTGCGAATAGACATCCAGGAACACTTATTGGCTCTGAGTATGTGAATGACTCATTGCCAAAGCGGTCGGTGCCAGATGATGTACGCTCCTTAACAAAAAGCGTCATTGTTGGCTTCATTAGTCCTCCTTTGGTAGAGGGTTCGCATATACCGCGTACCCCTCATCGACTCCAAGAAGTGACTTCTCAAATGATGTGAAGTAGATGTCTCCGGTTGGGTTTGAGTACGATACAGAGCCACCAAAAGGTGAAGCAGTCCAGGACTGCGATTGCACGCCGATTGGTGTTTCTGAGCCAGCTTGAAGAACTCGGATTGCCACCTGGCAAACAACAAGCTTCAAAACAGCTGGGTCCTTAGACTCAACATCACAGAGAGAGCCAACAGCGGCAGAGATAAGGGAGAGCAGGTTTTCTGCCCTCCCTTCATCTGTTGCTTCTAAGGTTGGAAACATTGCTTTTAAGTCGCTTAGAGTTGCGAAGGGCTTAATCTGCCCCGCCATGATTAAGCGCTCTTAAGAACTGCAAAGCCCTTAGGATCAATAACAGCGTAAGAGTAAACAACCTCTGCGCGGTAAGCAATCTGGCCAAGGCGCTTGAGGTCGCCGAGTCCGTCTGGGTCACCAGTCTCGATGGTCTCAATGTTGATGTCGCGAACAATGCCCCACTTAATGAGGTTGAAATCACCCATAACAGCGAGGACCTTGGTTGCAGTCTTAGCGAGAGTACCGGAGACGGTGTTGGAAGTTGCAGCTGCAAGGCCGTCAACTACACCGGTATTGAGGTTGATTGGAATCTCAGGGAACATGCGCAGACCAGTGTTCTTGACACGAACCTTGCGCAGGCTGGAAGCGTATGCCTTGGAAAGACCGATACCAGAGATGGAGTAGCCTGGGTCAACTGCGTCAGCGAGTGCATCGAGGTCAGCAGCTGGGTCAGTGGTTGCGGTGACAGCGGTAGCACCAGTAGTCAGAGCGGTCAGACCGGTTGCAGCCATACCAGTTGCAGGGTTGAGACCATGGAAAACAAGGTAGTCAAGACCACGGCCAAGAGCAGCAGCAGACTTGTCAACGATTGCATCAACAATCTGAAGCTGGCTGTCCTCGTCTGCCCACTGAACCTCATTGGAGAAGCGAACAGTGACGGAGAGCTTCTTGATAGTGTGGTCGACTGGCTTCAGACCGACAGTCTGAGAGGAGTGCTGCGTGGACTCGCCGACAATCTCGGCTTCTGGGTCCTGAGTGAACAGGATGGAAGCGCGGTTTGCAAAGATTGCTGGAGAAGAAGCAGACAGGGTCTGAATGACGGAAGTGTCTGCAACCTTAGAGACAAGGTCCTTTGCAATCTCAACAGGAAGCTTAATGTTAGTAGTGTTTGTTGCTGGCATTGTTAAATCCTTTCTTAATTACCAAATAATTGACGTGCAAGTTCAACCTTTGCGGAGTTATCTCCTGCTTCTGTGGTGAACTTGCCAGGGTGTGGAGCTTTTACTCCTGCTTTAGGCTTTAGATGTTTGACGAGTACTTCTGCAAACTGGCGCATATCCTCTTCTGTGGAACCCACAACAAGCTCTTCCGGCACATTGAACTCAGACGCAATCTTTCTCTTCATTGAGGCTTGTTCCTCACGGGTCTTATAACCCTTTACTGCGTCTTCTGCTTCCTGTGCGCGCTTCTGTGCTTCTGCAAGCTCCTCTGTGGCTTTGGAGTTTTCCTTGGAACGCTTCTCCCATTTGCGTGCTTGGGCTTTCCAATAGTCGACAGTGTCAGTCTCATCAAGCTGTGCAGCTTCTGTGACTTCCTCTGTAGTCTCTTGTACTTGCTCTTGCTCAGTAGTGTTGTCTGGCATCTTGTGCCCCTTTCTTTCTGTCCGTGCGGACCTAATAAAAAACCAGCCGTGCGGCTGGTTGATTACACCGATTGATTAGAGTCAGTATCTTGTTCTTGCTGTTTACGCTTCTGTTGCTCTTGATATTCGAGCCACTTTGCGTAGTATTCCTTTGGGTTATAGCCACCAACCTGTGTTCCAGGCTTGCCCGCTACAACCTTGCAACGGCAGTGATCATGGTAGTGTCTTGTTGCACCCTCTTTGGTGAAGTAGAAACCGTTTGCGGCAAGACGAGCGCAGAACGCACACTCATTGCCTTGCGGAACACGTGCAAACTTCAGTCCATGACGTGAGCCTGCGTTTGTTGTGGTCCTATTTGCTTGCTGCAATACCTCACTCTCGAGCAGGTTGCCGCACATTTCCAAGAAGTCAGATGCCTTAATGTCATTGTGTGCAGCAAACTCTGCAATCTGCTCTCGATACTTCTCGTTGACAAACATCGGAACATTTGCGAGGTCGGTATTACTCGCATGCTCACCACTTGTTTTATCGAAGAAGTCAAGTGCAATCGAACCGGCTGCATCACCATAGGTGAGCGTGACGCTCACCATCGACTTATTAACCAACTCGATAAACTCAGCGTCATCCATGTCCGGCTTAATCTTCAAGCCTGCTTGAATGAGTCGTTCAAGACTGGAGTGTGCTCTGCCTTGCAAGCGTGTAAGCGTTGCATGGTATGCGTCCATTTCTCTCTTGCTGATGTTCATGGCTACTCACCCTGTGAAGCAGCTTTGACAAGTTCCTGTGAAGCAAACCTGCGTCTGTCAGCCTGGAGTTCTGTGAGAACGTCATCCTTATAGCCAAGAGCTCGCAGAGGAACATCAGAGCTTGCAAGCCACGGGAAGGTCGATACCTGCTTAGTAATGGCATCAGACATCGAGACTGGAGACGGTGTCTCCGGATTAGCAAAGACAGCCGTTGTCTCGTTGTCTCGCATGGCACTGTAGAAGTCCAAATCATGCTTTACCGCAAGAGCCATAGCAGAGACGTTTACAAGAGAGCGCTTGCAAGAAGCGATGTAGCTTGTGATGTCGATGATTGCATCTTCCTGGTTAGCAATGATGGCATCTGCTGAAGTTGGATTAGCAGATGTGAAGCTCAATGAGGACAGCGGGACATTCGTTGCATCTGAGAACATGGAAGCCAAGAGCTTCATATAGTCACTGTGTGGCTGCATGGTAAGTTGTGGCAGCTGGCCATAATTCGGAATCTGCTTGTTCTTATTTGGCGTTGCAATGAACGTTGAGCCAATAAACGCGCCAAAAGGTGAGTCAGCAATCTTTTGCGCAACACTTGCATCAGCGCCAAGCAGATACTTCTGTGGTGCAGAAGCAAATGCAGCAGTTGCGCTCATGTTAAGAATCTCACGTTGCGCATCATCAACAAGGCTCATGACTGTGCGGCTGATACGCGAAGTACCAAATGGGCGCTCAAGTGTTGAATGATATGCCACAGGCTCAACAGGGACTCTGCCCATTGAGTGCGATTCTTCTGTGGCAAACCATCTACCATCGAGCAGACTGAGTGTGATAAACGTGTCATCTGTGAAGACGTATACGAGCGTTGGAGTCTTGATGGACTGTGTTCTGTTCCACTCAGCGTCAACCACTACAAGAGCAGCTTCAATGCGCTTCTTAGCGTCTGACCAGATTGCAGACGCGGCGGTTGCGGGATAGCCGGAGATAACAACATCTGGCTCATTAAACTCTGGGTTGCCTTGGGTAACACTAATGAACGCAACTGAGTGCCTGAGTGAACTCATGACTACTTTGCGAACTAAGTTCTCCAAGTCGTTCTCACGAGCAATGGAGCGCAACTCTTCTTTGACTGCTGTGTCAGTTGCGTTGAAGTTCTGGAACTGTACACGATCAGCCCACCAGTTGACACACTTTGCCGCCCAGTCAATCTTGGCATCAATCTTAGAAGCCAACTGAGGAAGAACAGAAACGCCTAAATCCTTAACCTTTACATTACCGTTGTAATAACGGTCTCTGAGAACATTCCTGGTGTAATGCTTGCGCCAAACTGCAACAAGTTGAGAGACAACCTCTCTATTCTCATCAGATAGACCAATGGCGGCTGCCATTGAAGCATCGAGTCCTCTATCCACTAGAAGAACACCTCGCCTTCATCTTCATCATCTTCATATTGCTTAGCCGCCCATGCAGCTAATGTGGCAGCTTCAACAACCGCTGCTCTCTCACCATCAAAGCCCCAGCCGCCCGTGCGACCGATGGGGCGCTTATAAGACTCAGTGACTGCCTTTGTCAGTTCGTCTTCTTCTGAGTCATCCAAGGAGTCAGGCTTAAACCATGTAATTGAGCCTTCATTGACGGCATCGACAAAGTCAACGTTGGCCGTGATTAAGTCAGCAGCCGCTGGAATTACTACGTTGTCTTCCGGGACAGAATCAATAACACGTCTATAGAGCGACTCAGCGCCCGCCTTGCCGTCAATGATAACCGGTACCGTTTGCGCCCTCTTTGTGACAAACTCTGCAAGTGCCTGCTTGCCGCCGATTGTTGCTCGCTTGTCTACGAGCTCAACGTGTGTTGTGTCGCCATCTTTAATTGCGACACAAACAGCGAAGTAGACTCCATCAACTGAGAACTTAACCGCATACGCAGAAGGTGTGCCTTGAGGTGGCGTTGATGTTGCGCAACTCTGCCAAGTCTCTTTGTCAATGAGTGGTGCTCCTGCTCCTCCTGCAAGCTCCTGTGGAGTAAGCCATACACCCAAGCATTCTTGAGCAAACTGCAAACTATCCATCTGAGTTCTAAGGGCTCTGAGCGCTGTAATGTTCGTAATGCCCTCAACGAGTGAAGGCGCAGCTTGATACCAGCGCTCCTCGTCTGTGACATCTCCGACTTCTTCGAGTCCGTATTCAATCCAAGACGTCTCAATCTCGCCATTGTTGTTAATGGCGTCTGAGCGCATTTTGTCGAACTTGTCGGCCGGAGAACCGGCTCGCCTTGGAGTACCCATATAGATAAATTGCGGGTTCTTATTAGGGCCACTCGAAGTGGTTGGCAGCAATGCTTGGAGGTGCTCTGGCAATAACTCCTGTGCCTCATCGACCACGATAATATCGAAGGTGTTACCAAGATTTGCTGTCTTAGTACGGCAGCTGAAGGCAATAAAGCCTTCTCCTTTGCCTTCAGCTTGTGGCTTAAAAGTAAAGCTCTCCTGCGCTGTCTTTGACGAGACTCTTAAGAGTGAGTCATTGAAGTACTTAATACCTCGCACCTCATCGTTTGGCTTGGTGCCCAAGATGTTGCGGAAGTCCTCAAGCGTCTTAACCGTCGTATTGTAATTGTGAGCAGTCCACAGAATGCGGTAGCCAAACATCATGGCAAGTGTGATGACATACCACTCGACAATCGTCGTCTTACCATTCTGCCTTGGCACCGATAAACCGAAGATGCGTTGAATGAACTGAAGACTAGCGTCAACTGCTGCCAGTATCTCAAGAACCATTGCTTGCCACAAAGCGAACTTAAAGCCACCCTCTTTAGCAAGCGCAACGACAAGCGGCGCTAGCGATTTGGTGTATGGCTTGTAGATACAAAATCTAGGCTCCAACGACGAACTTGAGGGCTTGTGCGACTGCGTCGTCGTGCTTTGTCTCAACGACATCAGCTGCATCAGCTCCCTCCAGTTCAGCAATCTGCGTGACCGCTGCTCGATACTCTTTTGAAATTGCGGAAATGTTGCGTGGATCAGCAATCAACATCTGCTCTCTGAGAAGATTGCGAAGTTCCTTTAATCGCTCGATTGTGTTCTGTTGTTTTCGTTCTCTAAACGGCAGCGTGTGAGTCAGCGTCTCTTTATCTGGAAGCTTCTCCATCGCTGTCTTTGCTGCATTGTTTTTCTGTTGATACAGGCTGTAGTACTTCTGCACCACTCGCACGGAACGACCAATGGTATCTGCAATAACCTTGTTTGGAACGCCCTGGTCCTTAGCTTTTAGAATGTAGTTAATCTCAGTCTGAGATAGTGTTGCTCCATGCTTACTATTCGCCATGCACGCTCCTTCCGTTCATGTGTGCATTCTCATTCGTAGCCAGCTATATTGCTCCGTCTGAAAAAATGGCTCTGTGCCGTCGAGATAGCCGCTGCTTATAGGGGGTGAGGGTTACCCCGCCCCGTTTTTACCACTGCCTGCTTCTGAATATCTTGCCTTGGCTCACATCGCACGGAATCTTGTTACTCTTCTCACGATTGCAGTGTCGGTGAGTAGCTTGTACGTTGTCCTGGCTGAGCGCCGCTGCTTGCCCAGACTCAAAAGGACCTGCCCAACAATGACGCTGAGCGTTGTAAAGTCTGAGCCAGTACCTTGATACCGGAACAACCTCATCAACTTCAAATGCATCTGGATGTCCAGCAGGTAGCGCGTAGTTAATAGGCTTGCCACAAATGGCACACGGTAATCCTTGAGTCATGAGCCAAGCTCTCAGCTTCCGTCTAGCATTGCCATTGCCCTGGCGAACATTCTTTGCCACTAGATCACCTTGCTAAACAAAAAAGCGCCCTGGCTTGTACCAGAACGCTTATTAGTTCCTTTGTTGCGTAAATCGCTACTGTACATAATATCACAAAACACCGCGCAAGAGTGCGCAAGAGTATGCAGAACTTATTTTCTCGAGTTCTCCATATCTTTACGAATCAGGTCTTTGATATAGCTCGAGCGGTTCTTCTTTGATTCTAGAAACTCTAACAAGTCTTTATCGCTTGGATACAGGTTGAACATAATCGGCTTAACGTTGTTTTTGCGATACTTAGCACTTGCCCGCTTTTGAGATTCACTAGTAGCCATTATCGAGTTTCCTTCTTGCGGATAGTCTTATAAAGAAAGTGCGTTACTGCAACAGTAACCAATATGAGTAATACGTTTTCCATTTTGTGCTCCTTTATGTTAATCTTAGAGCCTAGGAGATACCAGCTGCAACTGATATCCCCTTTGGCTTTAAGTCCTTACTCTTCGTCGGGGTGGGACTTTTTTAGTTTCTCTGCAATCTTTTCAACTGTGACTGTAGCTACTGCTGTGAAGATTGCGAGAAATAATTGCCATATCTTTTCTTCCATCTCTCACCTCCTTTCTTGTTGTATATAGTATATAACTATTATCTATACAATACAAGCAAAAAGGCAAAATATTATTTATTTTTTCAAGAATTTCTCGATATAATTCTCCTCATCGATTGTTTCAAATACTTCACGTTCTAACTGCTGAAGCGTTCTTACGGGGGTAAGAAGTCTCTCAGATACATCACTCCACGTTAAGCATTGAAGATAACGCCATTGAAGTAAGTCAGCATAGATAGAGCTACTCATTAATTGACATATGCCACCGTCTCCGAGTTGGCTAACACCATAAAGCAGCGTGTAGGCATCATTGATATAGTCATAATTGTCATTCATTCTTTTAGACAACAATGCTTCTAGATCTATGCGTTTATCCACTTTTGCCATCGTGTCTTGATTAGAACCTTTGCTCCCACCAGCTGAATATGACTGAGCTTTTGCTCCCTCAGTCTCTTGAAGGCTCATAATTTGCTGCAATGCTCTAGTGTTTTCTCTTGATGCTTCTGCCACACCATGAAAAAACTCTGACGCGGTCAAACCACTGTAATCCATGTAATCCATAATTCTCCAAACGTATCAACGTTTAGTTAGAGTAGTTATTTAAATTATATGATTTAGCTGGCTTGATAGAGAGTTTTCAACATTATGTATACAAGTTTTCTACAACTTATAAACATTATTGTATTGTTGAGCGGAATAACCTCTAATTTTTTATAGGAGTGTGCGCAACCGGTACGCTTGCGAGCCTTTCTCCGCCGCTTTGCGAAATTGCTTTGCGTGCAATTCGCAAGCTGCTTTCTGCTATACCGTTACGCTTTTAGATAGAAAAGCGAAGCAAGTATAGCACATCAAAAATCTCATAATGAGCGTATCGAGCGTAACGAAACATAATGAGCGCTACCAACAAAATCTACATAATTTTTAGCCTAGTTTTCTTAATTTAGGGGTCTCAGATGACTCCAAGACCCCTTTGCATAGGCTCTACTCAACTAATAAATAATTTAATTATTCTTTAGAACGGAATGTCCGAATCGTAAAGCTCTTCTTCTGGTGCTTGTGGTGCTGTGAATGAAGGTTGGCCCTGCGTTGTGGCAGCTGTTGTTTGAGCCTTTGAAAGAAACTCAATCTCCTCTACAACAACCTCTAGTTTGCTGCGACGCTGGCCGTCCTTAGTTTCCCACGAGCTGTAGTGTAGTTTTCCATCAATAGAGACCTTTGCACCCTTAGAGATAAAGCGTGAGAGAGCTTCAGCACGCTGACCAAAAACAATGCAATCAATGAAATTAGGAACATCTTGCCATTTGCCCGTTTGCGGATTCTTGCGTCGGTCATTAACGGCTACACCAAACGAAAGGATATTTGTTCCTCCAGCGGTAGAGCGGAGCTCCGGATCTCTTGTAAGGTTTCCGGAGATATTAACGTGATTAATTGACATATTGAACTCCTAAAAGTACTTATCGATTATTTTTTCTACATCCATCACACGAGGTGAATAGGCGTAATTGGACATTTCCCAAACAAGAAACTTATGTGGAAAGCCTCTAATATCGTCACCGTATAAGACTGAAACCCAGTTACCACGAGACTTGAAATAAATGTGCTCAACACAAGCGTTGCTGCGGTCAGTCCATGTCTTCCCATAAAGCTCTAGAGCGTCACACAACTCTTGGCAGTACTTACTTCGCTCCATGTCTACCAAGCACCTCCAGAATCTCTTCTGGCGTCTTAGGCA